CTGGGTAACGACGATCCAGAATGCGTTTACCGATATGGGAACAGGCATCGCAATTCTGTGGGAACAGATGTGGACTGCCCTAACAACAACGGAAATCGGCGCTACGCTGCTGGGCGTTTTCGACAACATCGCAAACGGCGTTATGGCAACGTGGGATTGGCTTGTGTCCGCGATTCAAAAGGCATGGATTCGCGTTCAAGATTTCATGTCTGGCGCGACCGACACGCAAACCAAACTGGATGCGATCGATCAGAAGAACCAAGCCAACGCCAGCGAACGGGAAAGATCGAGGCCGGGAGTTGTGGAACGTCAACGGGTAGCGCGGGAGGAGGCGGATAGGGTTCGGGCCGAAAGCGCTCAGCGTACCGATGCGATGGTTCGCGGAGGCGAAGCTACGAAGCAAGGCCGCGCAAATGAAAACAAACGGCGGGCAGATGAACGGCGGGCAAACACCCAAGCTGCGGAACAGCGCGTTTCGCAGAAAGCCAATGGGGCGAAGGATCGCCGCGCTGGAGGAAAACGGGCCGACGAACTGCTAGACGAACTTTCGACCGCTGAAACAATGGACGAACTTCGCGCCATTGCCGCGGAGTTTCACGCGCTGAACGCATCCGGTGCGATTTCAGACGAACAAATGCAGCGGTTCCAATCGAAGGCCGATCAAGCCGGGGAACGCATCCAGCAAAACGCAAGCGGCACGATTAGCCAATCGGAACGGGCGGCAGCCGCTGGGGCTGCCGGGGCTGCGGATGCGGCGCAGAGTAAGGGCGAAATTGCCGGTGCGTTTTCCGCGTTTGCAGCCGCCGGAATGTCCTACGGTCAGTCACTCGCGCAGAAAACCGCGGATGCCGCCGTAGCTACCGCGAACAATACGCAGCGGATCGCGGATCAAGGCGAATCAACGGTAGGCGAATAACCATGCAATGGGTAGAGACAAACGATAGCCGCAGCGCCACGATCCACCGAAAAGGCAAAAAGGCGGAATCGAGCGTAACGCGCACCTATAAGGTGTTCGGCAGTTCGTCGGATACCGAAGTTCACGCCGCAGCAAACGCCAAATTCAGCGCCGAAAGGTTTTACCAGATTGGCGAATATACGTTGATGGTCGAATCCTACAGCGTTTCCTACCTAGGGGATCAAGCGTGGGAAGTAACCGTAACGTACACGAAGACCGGCGCGGATGATGATAACCCGATGCGCCGCACGCGCAGTTTTGATACCGGAGGCGGAACGGCGCATATCACGCAAGCCGTGGAAGTTGACCCAACGATAGCGCCTTTCGGGGAACTGCGGTTCCCTGCCCAGGGCGCCATCGGTTCCGTTCCGCCTTCGCAATACGGCGCCATTGCAGTCGATGGCGAAACGGTTCACGGTGTGGATATCGTGATTCCCGCCTTACAGTGGACTGAAACCTACGATGTTCCCAGCGCGTACGTTACAGCTACATACGTTAAGCGTGTCGCGCAGCTAACCGGAACCGTGAATAACGCTGCGTTTCGGACGTTTGCGGCTGGGGAAGTGTTGTTTGTAGGCGCCACCGGATCGCAGGAATGGGATTCGGAAAAGGGGGATGGCCCGTGGCAACTAAGCTACAAATTCGCCGCCAGCCCAAACGCGGGCGATAACCAGACGCTTCCCGCGTTGACGATTGGCGACATAACAGGGATCGAGAAAAAAGGCCACGATTACCTATGGGTGCGGTACGCGGACGATGTTTCCAGTTCTTCGAAGATCAAAAAACCGAAGTTCGTCTATGTCGATAGCGTGTATCGCCGCAGCAATTTTGCGTTGCTAGGAATCGGGGTAACGTGATGGGTCGCGCCGATGGTCGAGTAGAGAAAGGCCAGAAGATCGGCGCGGCATTTTCTGCCCGCGCGTGGAACCGTGCGCAGGATGCCGCCGATATCGTGTTTCGCGGTGCCGACACTGGCGGCAGCGCACCGCTAACGTATCGCCTGCCGTCCATTCAAATCCCGGTCTATCTGCAAACCCCCCTGCCGTCCGCGCTGGTTGCCGGATATGCGTTCAAGCTGTTATCCGCCGGGGAGTCTACGGTGTGGGATGCCGGGTATATCGATTACGTTCTAGGCGAACTGGCGCAGCCTGTTGATCTGATCGCAAACGAAACGGATTCAACGATCTTCCCTAGCGTGTTTGGCGTTTCTGTTGAACCAGCCGCCCAGGGCGCGAGGATGGTGCGTTGTGCCATCGCGGGAATTGCGGTAGCGAAAATTCGGATGTTGTCTTCCTCGCATCGCTACGTTTCGCTGCCAACCACACGATCGTCTAGCGCTTCACCGCAGGCTGGCGTTCTGGAATCGTCCGATACCGGCTATGCCGTGATTCTGAACCCATCGCAGGGGTTGATAAGACTCTAATGGAATGGACGCCACTAGCCGCCGCGTTTGCGGGGATGCCGCGCCAATTCAGCCAGCCTATATCGTCACTCGATCCGGTGCATCTAATTGCGCAGGATACGAATTGGTATTCCCTGGGATCGTATTCGTACCCTAACGGATCATCGACCGCGACGTTTAAGGTGATTGATGATCCATCGGTTTTCTGCCAATCGCGGCCTATGGCGGCTGCGATGCAATTCCCAATTCGATTCGCCAATTCTAGCGGTTTGCCGTGGGCGCCGGTTGTAGGCGAAATGGATTTGCGGTTATGCACAGATGCCGCGCGAACGTCTGGCGTGTATTGCAGGGTAAAACGATACACGCTGCCGCCTAAACTATATTGGGGCGGCGATTCCTACAGTTCCATTCTGGCTGACACAATCCCTGCCAGCCGCATAGAATTAACGGATGCGTTTCCATTTTTAGGATCGCCAGACGTTAGCGCGAACAGCGCGAACAGCGTAGCCGCGTGGCCGATCGCTACCGAAATATCATACGGAATTATCGGGCAGTCTCCAATAGCTACAATGGCTATGGATTTGTATACAGCCGCGTACCATGCGGAAACGCAAAGTTCTTTGGGCGTTACTCTTGCAATCGAACTTGGGGTTTACCAGCCGCCGGGAGTGTCGCAATCGATCGCATACGTTACGGAACGAACGCGCCCGCACCAATGGTGCAAAACATTTACGGCGCCTTCCTATAGGCAAACTGGTGAAGTGTTTTCGCGATCATACGCAACGCTTTCGCTTACTGGATACGCTACGCAAACGGAAGCGGTAACCATCCAGCCTCCGCGATCTGATTCGGCAAGCGTTTCAGCGCCGCTATTCCCGATTTCGCTTTACCGCGGATGGGTTTCGCGCCGATCGGTCGAGTTTGATTGCGGCGAAGTTGCGCGTATTTCTGGCAGCCAAGATTTCCGCCGCGGGTCTGGCGCAGATTCCGATACGGAAGGCAGGGTTAAAGGCGCGGGCAATGCCATCCGCCAAACGTCTTATTTGGCAACTGTATCCGACACGATCACGAACCAGCATCGCACGCGCTTTACAAAAGGGTTGTTTGGGGCGCCAGTAACCAACGCGCAAAACCATTGGCCCGCGCTTGGAACTTCCCGCAACGGCGGGGCAACGATCAAGATTAATAACCAGAGTTTCTACAACGCCGGTAAACGAACTGCCGTTATCGGGCATACGTTTCGCCTGGGCAAAACCGTTGCGCGCGGAACTTCCCTGGCACCGAATAGCGCCGCCGGTCTGCAAGAGAATATCGGCACAACTGCCTACGTTTGGCCGCAGGATATGACAGTGGAGGGCGAATCGTGGAAATCTGCCTACGCTGCCAGCCATCCCCCCGCCTTTCAAGGCGAAACCGTTTGGCAGGCTATAGCCGTTTCGGATTGGGATGCATTTGTGGCTTTATGGGAAGCCGCAATAGATTCCCATTCGGCAACGATAACAATCCCATTCGTAACCGGCGCCAGCGGAGGAACGCCAGTTGCCGAAGGATGGAGTTACCCATTTCCAGCATATAGAACATGGGATCAGTTGAAATATGAACGGGCAGGCGCCGAAAGTTTTCTGACCGTCTACGAAGCAACGGAACGGCAATCATCGCCAGTTGTTGCAATTACCGACAATGCACCGGTTACGTTTGCCGGAACCAACGCCGATGCGTTAATAGCTACCAGCGGTGGAGTTTCAGCCAACAGGCAGGGGGCAACGGTTGGCGTGTTGAAATACAACCCGCAAACGTACATCACGGCCAGCGGCAAAGTAACCGCGCTGACAACAAAATCGAGGATTGGCCGCGCCTATAAAACCGCGCTTTTCAAATCTTCGGAATATACCTACCCGTCTGGCGGTTTAATCGCCGCGATGGCTGGAAAGCGTTGCGTAGACGCGCAAACGCGCACGCTTCGCTACACGGTTTCGGACGTTTCGCCGCAAGAGAAAGTAGCGTTTTCGCTGGAAACCTTTACGCTGAACGTAAAGTTAACCGCAGCACAGACCGCAACGCTGAACAGCGGTGCAACGCTGACGATCCCCTATGCGGCAAACCGTCTAGAGCTAACCGGCGGCATCGAGCGAAGCGGGGTAATCGACCCTACCGGGGCAAACCCAAACATAGCGAATACAACGGTAGAAATAACCATTCTGTAAATGCGGAAACCGGGATTGACCGTTGGCGGATGCCGGGGAAAATCGCGCCATGCGTGGAACACGGCATAACGTCTACATAGGCGGCGATCGATGGAAGATCGTGCGCTGCCGCGTCCCGTCCGATCGCTGGGGCGATTGCGATTATGGCTCCCGCACGATCCGCATTGCCCGATCGATTCACGGCGAAGACTTGCTAAATACGATCGTGCATGAATGGATGCACGCGCGGTTTCCAGAATTCCACGAAGAATCGATCGTAGAAATCGCAGACCAGTTAGGCGGATACCTACACGCTATCGGGTTTCGTCAACCGGATGATCACGAGGATTGACCAATGAAGAAAAAACCATTGCTGGAATCGATCCGCGAATCCGCGTGCGCCCGCCCTGGGGGTGTTCTCCCGTGGCACAAACGGCTATCCGCCAGCGACCGCAAGGAACTGGAATCGGTACGCGCGGCATGGCTGCGCGGGGAAATCAACACCCCAAAAACAACTCTTGCGCGGCAGTTGTCGGCGGAACTGGCGTTGCGCGGAATCTGCAATATCGGAAGGGATAGGGTTTCCCTATGGCTGGCAAAAAAGGATTAGCCGATTCGGTTCGGCAGTCGCTCGCGCAGTCGCGCGAACTGGCAGCCGATGCCGAAATAGCGCGGCTGCGGTCTGAAATCGGAACGCTGCGCGGTCGCTATAAGGCCGCGCTTGGGGCAATTGATGCGGAACGTGCGCGGGCAGACTCGATTGCCAGCCTTTCGGGCATCAAGGCCGCGCCGCTGGCTGGTGCATCGAGCCGATCCCGCGGGCGGCAGCATTCGGCAAGCGTGATCGTGCTGCTATCGGATTGGCATTGCGAAGAAACCGTAGACCCTGCCACGGTCAATTTCTTAAATTCGTTCAATCTGGACGTTTGCGATCAGCGGATAGCGGAGTTAACGGAACGGTTTTCCGCGCTTCTGGAACACGAACGAAGGTTAGCCAAAATCGATCGGGTTGTCGTTTGGCTGGGGGGGGATTTTATTACTGGCGCGATCCATGAAGATTGCGCGGAGTTGGCGCAGCTATCCCCCCTGGCAGCGTTGCGATTTGCCGGGGAACGTATTCGCGCGTTCATTGATCGCGTAGCGGATCAAGCGAAAACCGTGATCGTTGCAACCAATAGCGGCAATCATGGGCGCACAACCCCGAAGCTGCGGATTGGAACGGAACTGGAACACAGTTTCGAACAGCATCTATACCTATCGATGGCTGCGGCGGAACGTAGAAAAAACGTGTCCTGGCAAGTAGGCACGGGTTATTTGAATTACGTTCCCCTGGATGATTTCCTAGTTCGATTCCATCACGGGCACGCGATCCGATACAGCGGCGCCGGGGTTGGCGGAATCACGATCCCGGTTAACAAATCGATTGCCGGATGGGACAAAATCCGCCCCGCATCGCTAACGTGTTTCGGCCACTACCATCAATTCCAATGGCTTCGCGCTGGGCGCTATGTCGCGAACGGCTCCCTTATCGGGCATTCCGCGTTTGCGCAGGTAGTTATGAAAGGTAGTTATGAACCCCCTTGCCAATCGCTAATTGTTGTCGATCACGGCAGGAACGAAGTTACGAAGGCGCTTCCGATTTTCTGCGATCGCGACCTACAGCGCAGGGGGGCCGATGCTGGATGATGCCTATTTGCGCGAAGCTGAATACCGGGCGCGAAGGTTCTCCGGTGCGTATACCGGAACTTCGGGGGCGCTGGCTGCGGACGTTATTAGATTGCTGAACTACTGTGCGGAACTGAAAAAGGGAAACGACATGGAATGGCAGGAAGGTGCGGCGGCGATTCGGTCTGCGGTCGAGTCTAGGAACGCAGCGCGCGAATCAGACGCGGGCGGATGCTGCGACGGCGGCAGGATGTGCCAGCCGGAAGTTAGTGCGTTGCCGCAGCAACCGGAACCCATTGCCGATCGCCTGGAATCGAAATGGGATGCCGATTGGATTTTGCGTGGGGCCGCGGAACTTGAACGGCAGCGCGCCGGGGATGAACCGCGGTTAACCGGCGACGGCATTTTGAATGCCGCCGATGATCTTCCCGAAGCTGAACGGCTGTTGTTGGCGGCGCTGGATGTGATCCGCGACCGGCGACCGAAATACGGCGGGCCGAAGGCGCATTTCGGAAGAACCGTGGGCATGATTAACGCTGCGTTCGCGGACGTTTTGAAGCGACCGCTCACCCCGGCGGATTGGGCAATCTTTATCATGCTCGACAAACTTGGGCGTTACTGCGGCGCCGGTCAGAAAACGGCAGACGGGCCGATTGATCTGGCTGGGTATGCCGCGTGTCTCGCTGAATGCGAAAAGCCATAGACGGCAGCGGGCGCGTTTTACGGGGGTAGGCTGCCCGTATGGAGGCGCAGCCGTGATCGCGCGTTGGTCGCATTGGCGGAATAGTGCAGATCGCCGCGATCCAGTGGCAGCGCCTGGGGATGCGCAGTCGATCGCCACTAGCTACATCGCGCCCCGGCAACACTGGGGAAAAATTACCAGCCGCCCGCAAATCACGCGGGATCGTCTGGAAGCCGTCGCTTATGAGCTTGGTTGTACGGTGGAAGCCGCGCGCAAGGCAATCGAACAGGGGTTGATTTGATGGCGGAATCGATTGCCGACATTTTCGCCGGAACTGTGACCACAAAACTGCAATGGTCGCGCGTCGATTCGCAGGAAGTAGGAAGCGTCACCAACAAAAAAACGGCATCATCAACGTACACGTTTGGCGACGGCGAAACCGCCGGTAGTGCCGATCTGGTATATGCCGACACGCGGACGATTGCGGCGAACGGTGTTGATACGCTCGATTTCGGCGCGATCACTCAACAGACGTTAGGGGTCGCGGTTCCATTTGCGTTTTCGTCTGTGCGCATCGTCCGCGTTACGAACAATGAAACGGCAGCCGGAAAGCAAATACTTGTGGGCTGTTCGGAAGATTCGCCGTTTGCCGTCTACGCGCAGGCAGTGGGGCCGGATTCGGAATTCCTGGCCGTGAACCGGCAAGATGCATGGGAAGTTACGGAAGGCAACCGGATCGTTCGCATTTCAAACCCAAACGCGGGCGCGGCTAGCTATTCGATCGTCATTATCGGGGCTGCCTAATGTCCGCGACGTTTTCGCTTTCAGCGCTGCTAAAGGTTGTCCCGAAATGGGTTGATTCGTTCGGCGCAACAGACGTTTACGATTCCGTAACGGCTACGCATTCGCTTGCGCTGACCGATGGCAGCGGCAGCGGCAACGCTTCTGCCTACTGGCGCGATCAGATCACGATCCCCGCGGGGCAGATGGTCGCCCTCGATCTGCGGTCGCTAACGTCGAAAGCGTTCGGCGGAACGGGAACCATCGGGTTATCTACGGTTAAAGCCGTAATGGTTGTAAACAACTCAACAGATTCGCCCGTAGCGTTTGGCGTTGTCGTGGCTAATCACTGGGGGGAGTATTCCGAAGGGGGCATTTCCGTTGCGCCTGGGGGTGTTCTCTACTCGACAAACGCGGGGGCTGGCTGGCAGACCGCGGCAAATTCAAAAGCCATCGGCATTGAGAATTACGGCAGCGGTTCCGCAGCCATAGACGTTTATCTAGTGGGGGTGTTGTTGTGATTTCCGAAGCGCCAGCGAAGGCGGCGAACGATCTAGTTTCGCTTTCAGATAAGGTTTCCGCATACGTTGCCGTGGCAAAAGTAAAAGCCGCGGATGGTTTGACGGTCGCGGAGTTTTCGGAACTGATCGTTTCCGCGCTGCCGATCCTTATTGCCGCGCTTGATGTTTCCAGCCTTCCCGGCGCAGAGCGAAAGGCTACGGTTGTCGATTTTGTTGGGACGATGTTCGATCAGTTTTCGGATCGATGCATCCCGATTTATTTCGTTCCGATCTGGTGGATCATCAAGCCATCGTGTCGATCGCTCGCGCTCGCGTGGGCTGGCGGCGCCGTTGAATCCTTGCTGCCAATCGTTAGGGGTGCGAAATGATTTTGGCGTTGATCTGCGCCGCCGTTGCGGTGTTTCTGTTTCCGCTGCCCGCAAACGGCTCGAGCCGTGTTTTCAAGGGTTTTCGTGATCTGTTCAAAACCGGCAGCGCGGATTCTTTCGGCGCTTCAATCGGTCAGCTATCGCGCGTTCGCGCGCGGCTTGCTGCAACCAATGCGCTGACAGAAAAAGAAAAAACAGCCATCGAAACGCTAACGCTGGCGCTGGTCGCGGGGAGTGAAATCCCGTGATCAGAAAAGCCATTGCCGCCGCGTTACTGGCAGCCGCGTTTCTGTGGTGGCTGGCGCATATCGAGCCTAGCCAGCCAACCCCCGCGCCCGCGCCGCTTGGGGGATTGGTTTTGCGCGGCCTGTTCGTTTCGCCAACAGCCGCTTCGGATTCGCAGATCATCGCCGCGCTGTGCGATGAAGTGGCAAGCGTGATCGAATGGGATGGTATGCAAGATCGCCCGCGGCTAACTACCGGCGCCGCGTTTGACGATCTGCGGACGATTGCCCGCGAATGCCGGATGCGGGGCGAATCAATCGGCGCCCGTCAGCCGCGCGTGCGCGATGCCATCGCTGCCTACATGACCGAAAAACTAGGAACGTCTGGCGGGCCGGTTGGGCCGGAAGCGCGGGCGCAGTGGGTTGCGACCCTCCGCGATGTATCGAGGGCAGCCGCCGATGCAACGCGATAGCCGCGCCTTAATCGCCGCCGTTCTTCTGTTCGTTGCCGCGGTTGTCGCGGTGCGATCCTGGCCGATGCCGCGCCCAACGGCGGCGCAGGCTGGCAACTTCGGCTACACACCCAATCCCGAAGGATCGCGGCAATTCCTCCGCGAACTGCGGCAGCCGTATTTTTCGGATGCCGGGGCCGAAATTCTCGACAACGCGCAGGGCCGCGATACGTTCTTATGGCGCTACGCTGATCGCGCGCATCGGCAAGTTTATGGAAAACCGTATGGCCCCTGGAAACAGGGGATCGGGGATTGTGTTTCGTTTGGTTTCGCTTTATCCGCCTATGTCGGGCAAGCGGTCGATTTTTGCGAGGGGGAATTGCCGGAACCGCCGTTGCTGGTAGCAACGGAACCGCTGTATGGCGGTTCGCGCTGCGAAAGCCGCGGGATCGAGTTTGCAGGGTGGCAGGATGGCAGCTACGGGGCAGCCGCGGCGCGATGGGTTGCCGGTCTGAAAAACGGAACCGGCGGCATCATCTACCGAAAAAAGTATGGGACGAATGATTTGACCGAATACGATCCGCAGCGCGCAAAGGATTGGGGCGCGTATGGCTGCGGCGGGCGCGGCAATACGGAACTAGATCATGTTGCCAACGAACACACCGTTCGCGCCGTCGCGTTGGTAACGAACTGGCAGGAAGCCGCCGCGTCGATCGAGGCGGGCGCGCCCGTGGCTGTCTGTTGCGGGGTTGGGTTTTCCTCCCGCCGTAATAAGGATGGATTTTCGGAACGCATCTATCCCGGCTGGGCGCATTGCCAAGCCATGATTGCGGTTCGCTACGCGCACAACGAAGGCGGGCGCGATGGGATTCTGGTTATGAATTCCTGGGGTGTGTGGAATGGCCCGCCGGAAAACAAATGGCCGAAGGATCAACCGGACGGCAGCTATTGGGTTTCGCGCGAAACCGTTAACGAAATGCTGAAAGGTGGCGATTCCTTTTCCCTTGCTGGCGTGAATGGGTTTCGCTGGCGCGAATTGAATCACGGCGATTTTCTGGCAGTTCCTCCCGATACGGACGGCAGCAAATGACAACGATTACGAACGGACGGTTGGCGCTGGTGTGCGCGGTTTGCTTCGCGGCTGGTTGCTGGTTTGGCTATGGCAACGGAAAGGCTGCCGCCGCGCAGGATCGCCCCGTGTTGCGCGCAATTGCCCGCGTTGCGAAACTTGGATTGTGGATGATGTTCCTCGCTGAATCCTCGCCGCCCGCTGAACCGGCGCACGTTGCGCATATCTACCGGCATCATGGCGGGGATCAGATCACGCACCGGGAAGGCTGGTAAACGATGTGGGAATATGTGCTAGCCGCCCTGGCAGCGCTGTCCGCAGACCCGCGGGCGGTTGATCTGGAACCGCCGCAGGCTGCCGCCGCGGTTGGCGTTGCCTACGCGGCGCTGGCGCCCGCGGGCGAACCGCAGCCGGTTCCGCCCGCCCCGGCCCCGCCTGGGAAGTGTTGCGCGGAATGCAAGGGCAGCGGCAGCATCGTTCAGCCAGATGGGCATAGAACCGATTGCCCATGCCCCAGCGGCTGCAAATGCAAGCCAACCAAGCGCGCCGAATTTTGGCCCGAATGGCCCGTTTCGCCCGCTGCCCCTGCGCCTGTTGTATCGCCCGCGTCGAATCGCAGGGGGTAACCGTGGGGGCCGCGGGCGAAACGCGATTGGAACAACTCCGCGCCGCGGTGCGCGACCGCATCGGCCAGCCAGCGCATACGCTATCGCATTCCTGCGATGTGATGGTTGATGAAGTTTGCCGGTTCTGGCCGCTTAAAGAATTTCAGCGGCTGGCAGACGATCAGCACGGGCCAGCGACCGGCGGCGACGTTATCCGCGCCATGCGGGTTGTAGTGGCGAAGGCGCGGGAGAATCTGGAAGCGCGCTGGGGGCTGGCGAAGCCGACACAAAACGCGATCGATCTATTGATGGAAGCCATCGTAATCGAACTGGCGAACATCTGGTTTCGGTCTGCGGAATCGCGGGAAGCGATGGCAGACGTTATCGCGGCCATACGTTCATCCGCGGCAGATCGTAAAAAGTAGATCGACCGCATCCGCGATCAGTCGAGCCGCGCGGGAATCCGATCCCAATTCCTGGCCTAGTCGCACCAGAACCAGCGCACGAATCAGCGCATCCATTCGCATCATTGCCCCCTAGTCCAGCGGCTGCGGCGCCACCATGCGCCGCGATGCCGCCAATATGGTTGGATCGACATAGGCCGAATACGCGAGCCGTGAACCCGGCGCGTGTCCCAAATGCCGCGATGCGCCTCCCGGTTCGCGGCATTCAACGTCAGTCGCACCGGCGCGGCGAATCCATTTCCATGTACCTTTTCTGATACCCGCCTTCCGCACCAGCGCCCGCATCTGATCCGCGAATGTTTCATGGCTGCCCATCCACGGGGTAACCAATTCGCGCGGGCAGCGCTCCAGCGATCCGCGGAGGGCGGCCAGGGTCGAGTCTGCAAGCCGCGCCACCATCACGCGCCCGGTTTTGTGCTGAACGAATGCCATGCACCCATCGGGTGAAATCATGTCGCACCGCAGCCGAAACATCTGATCTTCCCAGCGAAGGCCCGTATCCCATGAAATGCGGATGGCAAGCTGCCACCATTCAGCCCGCCTTAGTCCGCAACGATGCCAGCGCGGCAGCCGTGCGCACGTTGCCGTAAGCGTCTGGATTTCCTCGCGCGTCCATGCCGTGGGCGCGATCATCGGGCATCGCACGGGGCGCACGCGCTTTAATGGCGGATCGCAGAGATCATCATCCGCAGCCGCGCGCCATAGCGCGAGAATCTGCGATCGCTTCGATCGAACCGTGCGCGGCGAAACCTGTTTTCCATAGGCGGCTACGAATTCCGAAACCATGCGCGAATCAAGTTCGTCTAGCGCAACTTCGCGACCGGCCCACGTTTCAAATAACTTCGCCGTGATCCGATATTGGCGCAGCGTGTCGGCCCCCAGCGGATGCGTTAGCGCGTATTCGTCAACGTAGGTTCCGATCGTCTGCCGGTTGTGTTGCTGGATCACGGGTGCGCTCTCGCGGGTGGCACCCCCATCCATGCGGGCGACATTCGGTAGGGGGGCTACTGTCCCCCATCTGGAAATTTCATCAACCCCCGCGGATGGGCGCGCGCTCCCCCCAATGGCGGGGCGCTCCCCTCGATAGCATCGGTCTACGGAACCGAAGGTTGCTGGTTCGAGCCCAGCGGGGTGTATTGCTAAAAACCATCCTACCCTGCCTGGGGGGGTAGGGCAAATCGCGGGAATGGAGGCCGGGAATATGGCTGGGACACGACACGCGGGAGGGCGCCCGCGGATTCTCAAATACACCCCGATGGGCAAACGGATCGTGGCCGAAGCTAACCGGCTAGGGCTGGCGATCGATGAAGTGGCGGAAGCCGCCGGGGTTTCGCGTCCAACGCTGTACCGCATTCTGTCGGGCCGCATCGGCTCCCCCCGGCTGCAAACCGTTCTGGCAATCGCAGCCGCGCTGCGAACCCCCGCCAGCCGTCTAATCGGCAAGGGCGCCTAGGTTCCTTGAATCGCAAACGCACAAACTGGGATTGACGATAGTTTGTGCGTTTCCGATACTTCTCCCCGCACGGCGCCGGTATGCGTTGTGCCGCTACCGCTATGGCGGCGGCGACAAGGAATCTAATCGCCTACGGAGGGGCGCCAGATGCCAGCCGCACCGCGCCCCCGAAAGGGAAAACGGAATGCGCGTGATCTTGACCGATCAGCAATTGCGCCGCTGGCGCCGCGAGGGAAGAACACCGGAAGCGATCATGGCGGCAACGGGGTGGAGCGAACCGCACTACCGGCGCCGAATCGCGCAGGCATACGGCAGGCCCGCGGCGGGCGATCCCTCGCCGGAAGCGATAGCGGCAGCCTGCCTGGAAATTCAACAGGAATGGAGTCACGCGGAACGCCAGCGGCGATTGATCCAATCGGGCAGCGCGTTCCGCTGGAAGGGAAAAGGGCGCGGCGGCTGCCCAAAAAAATCGGAAGGCAGTCGCGGGGATGGCTTCGCTGCCTAACTCGCGTTCACGCGCTCTTGCGTCATGTTGTCGCGCAGTTCGGCACGTTATCGCAGACGCGCCACGATGAATACGCGCGGCGCATGGCGGCTTGTGATCGAACGGTGTTGCTGGACGCGGCATCAGAAGCAATCGCCCAGCTAGAACGGCTGCGGCAGTCGATCGAGGCGGCTATGTCGGCAACTCAACCAACGGAAGCGGAACCTGGATCGGCTGAAAAAATCGCCGTGCTGGCGCGGCGGTTCGCGGGCAGCCGTTCGCTTTGGATCGAAGGCGACAAACAATCAGAACTGCCGCAGGCAGGGGGGGCGGATTGATGTTGTGGCTACGAAGGAAACGCGGCGAATCGATCGTAATCGGGGATGGCGAAATCGAGGTAATCGTGTCGCGGATCGACGGCGACACGGTACGCATCGGCATCCATGCCCCCGATTCTGTATCGATCAACCGTGGGGAAGTCTGGTTGTCGCGTGAGCGTTGCGCGGCAACGGTTCTGGATTTGGACGCAATCAAGGAACAGGGGAAACGAAATGGCAATGTTTGAACCGGCGAGGAAATCGCAAAGCTGGCTGCGGCTGGGATTCTGCGGCATATCTGGCGGCGGCAAAACGCTAACCGGATTGCGTGTCGCAACGGGGCTGGCGAACGGCGGGCGCGTTGCCGTGATCGACACTGAACATTCATCCGCCAGCCTTTACGCTTCCGCGGGGCTGCAATTCGACGTTCGCAACCTCGATTCGTTCAGCGTTGATCGGTACATCGAATCGATCGAAGCCGCGGAACAGGCGGGGTATGCCGTTCTGCTGATCGATTCCCTTTCCCATGCATGGAGCGGCAAAGACGGCATTCTGGAATTCGTAGACAAAACCGGGAAGCGGAACGCGGGCGGCGGGAACTTCTCCGCGTGGCGCGATGCAACGCCACGGCATAACGCGCTGATCGAGGCGATCCTTTCCGCGAAGATGCACATCATCGCGACGATGCGCAGCAAAACGGAATATGTTGTGGAGTCTGTCGGCGGCAAAACGTCGATTCGTAAGGTTGGGTTGGCGCCGGTACAGCGGGATGGGCTGGAATACGAATTCACGGTTTGCGGCGATATCAACCAAGATCACGAACTGATCGTTACGAAGACACGCGCCCCGTTTTTAAAGGATGCGGTTATCCGCGAACCTGGGGAGGAACTGGGCAGGCAACTCCGCGAATGGCTGGAAACGGGCGATGCCCCGGCGCCGCAGCCGTTCAAGGTTCCGCAGCCGCCCGCGCCGTCGATTGCCGACACGCTCGCGCGGGTTGCGGCTGCCAGCCCCGCGGCGCTGGAATCGTTACTGCCGCGTGTCGAGCAACGATTCGCCGCCGGGGAAATCACGGCGGATCAGCGGTCGCAGATCATCGGCGCGATTTCGGCCCGTCTGGAATCGGCTACGGCGGAAGGGGGCGCATGATGCGTGTTCTGGTCGCCTGCGAATACAGCGGCATGGTGCGCGATGCGTTCAGCGCACGCGGATACGATGCCGCACGCTGCGATCTACTCCCCAGCGAAACGGCTGGTGTGCATTACCAGTGCGACGTGCGCGACGTTATCGGGAAGGGATGGGATTTGATGATTGCCCATCCGCCATGTACCTACCTAACAGCATCCGCAGAATGGGCCTATCGCGATCAGCAAACAAAAGCCATTCGACATGGAACGCTGATCGGACACGCGCGAAGAATGGCCCGCGAAGATGCGATCCAGTTCGTGATGGATTTGGCAAGCGCACCCATTCATCGAATCGCGATCGAAAACCCGGTAGGGGTTCTGTCTACGCGATGGAGGAAGCCGGATCAGTTCATTCAGCCCTACGAATACGGCGACAACGCCAGCAAACGAACGTGCCTATGGCTGAAAAATCTTCCGCCGCTAATTCCAACGGCATTCGCCGCGCCGCGTTTGGTGCGTTCTCCAGATGGAAGGGGATATGTCATGCGATGGGCAAACCAGACAGATAGCGGGCAGAACAGGGAGCCGCCATCGGCGGATCGATGGAAGATACGCAGCGCGACATGGGCCGGATGGGCCGAAGCGATGGCGGATCAGTGGGGGGAATATGCCGTTTTACGGGAAGGGGGCGCGGCATGACAACTGACGCGATGCCCTGGGAAGAATCGCCGCAGATCAATTCGATCCAACAGATCGAACGGCGGTTGCAGTCTGGTTCGCTGTCGATTCCGCAGGCGCTGGGGATTGCCTACGCGCTTGGCTTTTCGGGCGGTCTGAAAGCCGCCATGCTCGATTCGCGGATCGTCCGCGTTGGCGAAGTTTCAACACCGGAGGTTTTATCGTGAAGCTTGATTGGTCTACGTTCGCAGACGAACCCGCGCCGCAGCCGCCAAAGGATCGAGGCGAAATCGTTCCGCACGGTACGCACCGCGGCACAATCAAATCCGCAAAGGAACAACAGGGTTGGCGCGTCACTCCGCAAAACCCCAGCGGCGATGTTGTTTCTTTCGGCGTTGATTTTTCCACAGATGCGAAGCGCTTCCAGTGGATTTTCTACGCGATCCCCGCGAACGACACGCGGGCGCTGGTCGAGTTTTGCAAGCTGATCGGCGTTCCTGGGCCGCAGCCTGGGGAAGCCGATTGGGACGAACTTGAATGCGAAGGCTGCCCGATCTACGCGCAAACGGATTCATACATCATCCAGCGCGGGCCGAATGCGGGCAGCGAGCGCGGCAGCATCGTAAAGGTTCTGCCTTTGCCGCCGAAAACGGAATTGCCGCAGGAACGGCGGGCGCGGCACGATCCCAACGAAATCGTTCGTTCCGGCAAGAAACAGCTGCGGGAGGCGGGCAGCGATGATATCCCATTCTGATTGCAAGATGGTTGGCGGGCCGTTCGACGGCGGCGACTACTTCCTGGCGGGTGGAGTTAATGCGTATCCGTATTTTCTTCATCTGCCGCACCGCGGGCGAATGCATCTGTACCGGCTAACGCTGCGGAAGCGTGATGGGAAGCTGATTCGAACCTATGCACACAAAGGGGCGATGCTGCCCGATGGAGCGGAAATTAAATGAGCGACGATCGCACGGTTATTCGCGACGAAACATCGACCAGCCCAACGGGCGCGGTTCGCCGCGTTGTCGAGTATTCGGACGGTAGCCGTTTTGAATTCGTCACGATGCCAACCGCCGGAACGATACGGGTTCCGATGGGCGGGCCGCTTGATATTTCGAATGTCAGCGCCGCGGGCATCGCGAGGATGGAAGCGGATGCGGCAACCGAAAACGATCGATCGGAACTGGAATCCCGATGGGATGAAACCTGGGGAACTTCCGCCCCCTAGCGGCGGCGCTGTGCGAGTCAGCGCGGGCGGCATGGATGCGGGCAGCGCGCCCGCTGGTGTGGTAAAGGAAACGGAGTAGGAACGATGAAAAAGAATCGGAAGAGGAATGGAAACGCGATCGAACGGATCGTTACGGACGAATCGCAGATTCCGGCGGGATGGGTTTCGACAATGCACTACCGCGGCATGGCGAACAGCATCTACACGCGGGTTAAGGAATGGGCCTGTTACCGGCAGATCGCTAGCGTGGCGCTGTTCCCGGCTGGGATCAGAACCAGCAAGCCCGCCCGCTGGGTCGATCCCGCCGAAGTCGAGCGGAAGATCGCTGAACGGAAGCCGAAGGGGGCGAACGTGTTCGCGGACGAACCGCGATCCGTTGCGGTCGATCGTGCCGCGCGGAAGCCGGTCGCGATCCGCGATGCGCGGACGGTGCGGATCAGCATCGAACGGATCGGGGAACTGATTTCGTCGCTTGATCTGTTGACGATGGCGCTGGCCGATCTGCGCTCCCTGGAGCCGTCTGCGAACCGGCGGGAAACGGTTCCCGGCGAACTGTTCCCCAGCTAGCCGCCGGTCTGCGTAGCCGCCAGCCGCCCGCTACCAACGGCGGCGGCTGGCGGCTGTCCGTACACACTCCAATGGAGGGTAAATCGTGTCGCGCGAATGGATTCCCGTAGATATCGGGCTACCGGACAAACCGGAAATTCTGGAAATCATGGACGTTTGCAACGTAAGCGAGGAATTCGCTTGCTGGCGGTTCGTTCGTCTGTGGGGATGGTTCTCCCTAAACACTACGGATGGCACCGCACGCGCAACGCCAGAGCGCCTAGCGCGGGCCTGCGGCGGGGATGCCGATTTCTGGCTGGCGGCTGAACGTGTCGGATGGCTGGCGTTTGACCATTCAGCCCAAACTGCCACGGTTCCCAATTGGGAAAAGCGGTTTTCGAAGTCTGCGAAGGCCCGCGCAGCCGACACGCAACGCAAATTCGCGGAACGTAGGGCAATGTCCGAAACAGTTCGGACAAAAACCGGACACGGTTCGGACAAAAATCGGACTACAGAAGAAGAAGAAGACAGTTCTTCTTCTTCTTCACCTTCCAGCATTGCTTCGCAATCTGGAACGGAACCGGACACGGCGGCGGCATGGCCCGCGTTCCTGGCTCGCTGGAACGCTGGCGCCGGGGAAAGATTCCTGGCACCGCGCCCGCCGGTCGAATTTGCGGCACGGCTGGCGGAACCTGGGTGGATGGAGGCGGCGCTATTGGCGATCGACCGGCTGCCAGCGGCGAAGTTCTTTCGAACCCCCGTGAACCTTCCGCAGTTCTGCCGCGCTGGCTTCGCGGATGATCTGCTAGCGGGGAAGTTCAACAACCGCCGCGAACACGCGCAATGGCAATCGCGCGGAATGGGTTTGACCGATAAGGCGCCCCCGCGAGAATTCGTAGGCGACGACGCGGCGCGGTTCGCCGCAACGCAGGCGCGGCTAGGACAGAACGCAGGAAGCGAGGAACGACATGGTTAGCGAGAACAGTACGCAAGAGAGAATGATCGCGGGCCGGTTCGAAGAACTGCGCCGCGCTGCGAAAACGATCATTCTTCACGCGATCGAAGAACATGGCGAAAAAACCGGGATCAGCGCCGCTACGGTCTGCGCTGTGTTCCGCAGCGTTGCCGCAGAATGCGCGGCTTTCTGTCGAATGATCGACCGCGACGAAATCGCGGAAGAATTTCGCGACGAAATGGACGCTACAGAAAATGGCTAAACACGAAATGTTTTGGCACGGCGCCGCGGACGCACAGATCATTACCGCGGATTGTGTCGATGGGCTGCGCGCCCTGGCCGATGGATCGGTTCAGTGTTGCGTAACGTCGCCGCCGTATTGGAATTTGCGGAACTATGGCGCCGATGGGCAAATCGGGTGCGAAGCAACACCGGAGGAATATGCGGCGCGGCTGGTAGCGGTGTTGGCGGAAGTGCGCCGCGTGTTGCGGCAAGATGGAACGCTGTTTTTGAACATCGGGGATACCTATCGAGGCGGGCAGGCTGTTGGCATCCCGTGGCGTGTTGCGTTTGCGCTGGTCGATGACGGCTGGAATCTGGTTCAAGATGTGATCTGGCACAAGCCAAATCCCATGCCTGGGGCAATGCAAAACCGATGCGTTCGATCGCACGAATACGTTTTCGTATTAGCGAAGGGCGCACGCTGGTTCTTCGATCCCGAAGGGTTGCGCGATTGGGGTCATAACAGGCATTCGGTTTGGAAGGTTCCAACGGCTAGCTACCGTGGCGCACATTTCGCAGCGATGCCGCCAGCGTTGGCGCGGCTATGCATCGTCGCGGGAACCGGCGCCGGGGGGCGCTGCGATTCGTGCGGAAAACCATACCTAAGAACCGTCGAACGCATCCGCACACCAACTAGGCCGGGGATGGCGACGAAATCCACGGGAGATTCCGCCCGCGAAGGCAACCGCGATCCGCAACGCCACGTTACAACCGTTCGCACGATCGGCTGGGCGCCCGCGTGTCTGTGCGATGGAGGCGCCCCCGTGCCATGCGCGGTTCTAGACCCGTTTGCGGGTAGCGGAACAACTTTGGCAGAATCGCTATCCTTGGGCCGCAGTTGCGTTGGCATCGAGTTGAATGCCGCCTATGTCGAGTTAATACGGAAACGCATCAATAGGGTGCAGGAATGAAAACGCGACACGAATGCATGGCGCAATATCTGCGCGACCGTGCCACCAGCGGTCTGCCCGATCCGCTGTTGGAGTTAGCCGCAGACACGATCGAGCGCCTGCGCGAAGTGTCGCGATCGTATCTGCAAACGATCGAGGCCCAGCGGGCGGAACTGTGTTCGCAGCGCGTGCATATCGCGCGGCTAACGGAAATTGTCGAAAGTTGCCGTTGCGATGGATCGCGAACGGCTGGTTCGGTTGGTTCTAGTGGAAAGGATCGATAATGCGTTTTGCTGTTGTTGCTGTGTTGCTGTTGTGCGCCGTGTCGGCCCGTGCCGAAACGGTGATCGTTCGCCGGAATGCCGTTGCCGTTGTCGGCAGCGCGCAGGATGCCGCCGTTGTCATGGCGCGGCGCGGAACCCTGGTGCATACCGGATGCTGCCAGTGTGAGGGTATCGGATTCAGCACATCATCCAGCGATGCCGCCGTGCGTAATTGCTGCTACTGGGGCAAGCGGCAGCCGGTTGATATCGGCGTTGCGAGGGGGCCGCGCGGCTGGTTCGCGGTTGTTCGCTACCGCTGATCCGTTGCGATGGATGCGGCCCCGCGCGTGAACGGATTGCGCGCGGGGCCGCGCCGTCGATGTTGCATCTGTGAAAGATCGAGCAATGGCAGACACTGCAAACGGGTTTCAGATACTGGCGGCGCTGGTTGTGGAGTTGTGCGGAACGCAGCGCATGGATCGCGAAGATTTCGTAAGGGAAGCCAGCCAGCTATCGCACGATCTGGCGCCATCCGATCGAGCATGGGCCGCATACGTTGCGATAACGCATCTGGAACGCGATGCGACATAGCGAGGATGTGATGGGCCGAATGTCGAGACAGAAGGGAAAGCGCGGGGAACGCGAATGCGCCGCGGAGTTAGGCGCGTTGCTTGGCATCGGCTATGGGGCGGATGGCGCGCGGCGCGGTGTTCAGTATCAAGGCGGCAACGAATCGCCCGATGTGGTGTTGCCTGGATGCGCCATTCATGTGGAAGCAAAGCGCGTGGAATCGCTGGCGCTCTATCCAGCGGTCGAGCAAGCTAGGGGCGGTGCCCCGGCATCATCTGTGCCGATCGTCTGGCACAGACGCAATGGGAAGCCTTCCGTATGCATCGTGGAAACAACGCGATTGCTCGACCTAGCGCGCGAACTGGTAAGGGTTGCAGACCGGCCCGAAGCGCCGCAAAATGCAACGCGCACGAAAACCCTAGAAAAATAGGGGTTTTTGATCGCGACACGCGAAAAACCCCTACAAAACAGGCACGAAACGCGCCTGCCATAGTGGCCCCCCCCCTGGGTAGGTTCTCCCGCGAAAAATGGCCGAAATCGGGGCATCACGAACCTATCCAAAAACAAACAGGCTTTCTTTCGAAAGCCCGCCTGTTTCCAAAATCCACCAGCCGCCGCGCCCCGGTCAGCGCTGATCGAGGTAATCGACCGCATCCAGCGGATCGTGTTGCGCTTCCGCCCATCCTTCCAATCGATCATCGATGATCCGATGGATGATGAACAGACACGCGCGCCGCAACGTGGCTGGGTTCTCTCGCTTCACGCGCACCCCGTTCACAATGTCCGCGCCCTGGAACGATTCGACCGGCCCGTAGATTGTGACAACGTCCACATCGTCGGGATAGCCGGGATCGCCGTTCGGCATCGTATGGCAACCGGGAACGTGAATCGCCACATCGACCGCGAAGCCGATGCCCCCTGGCGCGTCCGCTCGATAGAGCAAATAGCCATCGCAATCGATCGACAGAACGCCGCCGTATTCGGCCAGTTGGCAGACCGGCGGCTGCGCGAATCCGCAGGCTGCGATCATCCCGCGGAACATATCGAGCGCCGCGGCCCAATCGTAATCGCTGTTCATTTGCTTCCCTTTCGCTGTTGAGTTGCAGCGCGGGGGATATCCCGGCTGTTTTCCATGTAGTAATCGAGCGCCTTCCGCACCAGTTCCGCCTTGCCGGAAATCCCCATCGAGGCGGCAAGCGCCGCCAGCCGCGCATCCTGTTCCGCGGTCAATCGAACCGAAAGAATCGAGCCGCGCGCCGCGGGTTTGCTAGAAAATGCCATTTTCCAAATCCCCTTCTGTGAGTGTTGATCGATCAACGAACCGATTTCTTCGCCGCCTGGAACGTGTACGGCTGAACGCGCCGCGTTTCCTTGCGATCATCGCTATACAAAGGCGCTTCCGTTCTGTCCCAATCCGGCGCGATGCCTTGCAGCGCTTCGCGCAGTTGTTTGGTAGTCCATTGATCCGGCGCAAAATCCCATCCGCATTGATCGTAGGCAGCGTAGATTGCCACAATCTGTTTCACGCTGTACCGATCCCAAAGGGATTCGTTGCAGAAATCGCACATCGCGACAACCGCCCGCAATAGTTCAGCCGCCGAAATGAACTGTTCCGGCTGCCCCATCTTCGAAACGATCTGATTCATCGCATCATCCTCCGCTAACCCAATCGTTCAGCCCCCGCCGCAACGCGCGGCGGGGGCAATCGCGAATCAACGTGCGTTCATGTTTCCCAAGCAAACAGCGAATTTGCCGTTAAGGCTGGCAGTCAGGCAGACGGTACGAAACCCGTCGCATTCGTAGGCGCGGCGAACGTCGCGGTTTTCCTCGCCGGTAACGAACCAGTTGACCGCGCCAGCGCCGGTATGGCAGATCAGATCGACCGCGGCATCAAAATGAGCGGAAGCGGTTTCGTAATCGTTGTAGAAAAACGATTCGTAGCGGCTGGCAAACTGGCAAGCGAAATCGTCGGTGGCGTTGGTGGCGTTCATCGTTTCTTCCTCCGGTTCGTGTTCCGCGGTTTCCTTGCCGCGTCTGCCATTCATTATCGGCATACGGAAACGTATGTCAACATGGATTCCGGCGGGGGGGATCGGATTTTTTGGGATTGCGCCACGGGAGAAGGCTGTTAGGCTGTTTTGCCCGCGGATTGCCAGCCTTTCCGGCCCGTCCGCAACCGGCAGCAATGGCAAAAAAGGCGCCCCGAAAAATCGGCAGACAGTCTGGCAAGCGGCCTCGCAAGGGGGCCGGGAAGCCTGCCCGCGCCCCAGCCAAGCCGCGCGCCCAGCCCCGCCCCCCTGCCCCGGCCCCCGCGCCGCCGAAGCCAGACCATACGGCAGCGGCTTCCGAAGCGTATTCCGCGCACCGCGAACGGGCGGCGAAGCGTCAAGCGAAGCTGTCGGAATCTGGACGCGATATCGGCCCGATCCCTCCGGTAGTCAATCCAGATCGGAAGGCTGCCGCGGCACGATCGTTTCGCGCGTTCTGCGAAAGCTACTTCGCGGCTACGTTTGCCCTGGAATGGTCTGCCGATCATCTGCGCGTAATCGCAGCGATTGAATCCGCCGTTTTGACCGGGGGGCTATTCGCATTTGCCATGCCGCGCGGCAGCGGCAAAACGTCGCTGGTCGAAACCGCAGCGCTATGGTCGCTGCTATACGGGCATCGGGATTTTGTCGCGATCATCGGGGCCGATGAAGAACACGCGCGCACGATGCTCGATTCGGTAAAAACGGAATGCGAAGTAAACGAAGACCTACTAGATGATTTTCCAGAAGCGATCTACCCGATAGCCGCGCTAGAGAAAATCCACCAACGCGCGAGCGGTCAGCTATTCAAGGGAAAGCCAACCTACATAGCCTGGACTGCCGGTGAAGTTCAGTTTCCCGCGATCGAGGGCAGCAAGGCTGCGGGCGGCATCATCCGCGTTGCCGGGATCACGGGCCGCATCCGCGGAATGTCCGCGAAGCGCGCGCTTGATCGGCGGAAAGTTCGCCCGTCGCTGGTTCTGATCGATGATCCGCAAACGGACGAATCCGCCAAATCGCCTTCGCAAGTGGCAACGCGCGAAAGCGTGATGGAAGGCGCTATCCTGGGGTTGGCTGGGCCGGGAACGAAGATATCCGGCCTATGCACCGTAACGGTAGTTGCGCCGGATGACCTTGCGGATCGATTGCTAGACCGTTCGCAGCATCCAGCATGGCAGGGCGAACGAACCAAACTGGTTTACGCATGGCCCACGGCGGAAGCGCTGTGGAGCCAATACGCGGAACTTCGGCGGGAAGGCCAGCGCACGGGGCGCGGCACGGCAGACGCGGACGAATTCTACCGGCAGCGGCAGGAAGAAATGGACGCGGGCGCCGCCGTGGCATGGCCCGCGCGGAAGAATCCAGACGAACTAACCGCGCTGCAACACGCTTGGAACCTACGGATAGACCGCGGGGAATCAGCGTTTGCCGCGGAGTTTCAGAACGAACCGATCGTTCGGCAGAACGAAACGGGCAGGCTGGCAAAACGGGAACTGGCTGCCCGCGCGACGAATGTTCCGCGCGGTGTTGTTCCGCTCAACTGCGATCAACTGACCGCATTCGTAGACGTTCAAGAAAAACTGTTGTTCTGGCTGGTGGCAGCCTGGAATCCCGCATTCGGCGGAAGCGTTGTTGCCTATGGCGCCTATCCAGAACAGGCATCCGCGTTCTTCGAAGCCGCGCACGCGAAACGAACGCTAGCAATGGCTGCAAATGGGGCGGCGTTTGAAGCGTCTATAGCCGCGGGCCTGGAAGCCGTCGCCGTGGAATTGATGGGCCGGGAATGGATGCGGGAAGATGGAACCGCAATGCGGATAGGCCAGATGATGATCGATGCGAACTGGGGGCAATCAACGCAAGTTATCCGCACGTTCGCCCGCCGGTCAGCGTTTGCCGCCTCGATCCTGCCTTCGCACGGTCGCGGCATTGGAGCATCGGGGCAGCCGATATCCGATCGATCGAAAGGCCGCGGGGATCGCCTGGGCCTTAACTGGCGTGTAGGCCAGATTTCCGCCGGTCAGCGCAGCGCGCTCTACGATACGAACTTTTGGAAATCCTTCGTAGCGGCGCGGATGCGGCTGCCGGTTGGCGATCCCGAAGCGATATCGCTACACGCGGGCGAACACGATCTATTCATCGAACACTGCGTAGCGGAATACCCCGTTCGAACAGAAGCGCGCGGGCGCGTTGTTGACGAATGGAAATGGACGGGCCGCGATAATCATTGGCTTGACTGCCTAGTTGGTTCAGCCGTCGCCGCCTCAATCGCTGGCATCCAGCCAAGCGCAACCGAAGCGGGCGGGCGGTCGCGGAAAAAGGTTCAGATTCCGAAGGGCGCTGGCGGGAAGATCATCGTTACGCGGAGGGTTGGCTAATGCACACCATCACGGTATCGCGAGTGGATCGCCTGGAATGTCGCGACGTTTGCGCGATCATCGACCGGCTAACGCATGAAGAAAGCGAATGGCAGCAAGAATTGCGGCGGGCAGTCGATAGCGGAAAACCTTCCGTTACCCCCGTTGCGTTGTGGCATGAATCCGGTTCGTTGCTGGGCTGGTGTTGTTCTCACAAATGGCAAGGGATGCAGACAATCGAAACATTTGTCGATGAATCGGAACGCGGCAACGGCATAGCAACGGCATTGGCCGCTTGTCTGGCTGCCGCCGGGGTTCTCGACAGGGCGCGGCCCGTCGCGGTGTTTTCCGATGACGTTGAACGCATGGCAAACCGAATGGGGTTTGCGGAAGTGTTGCGTTACGAATGGAACGGTTCAGCCTGGGCATGGATGCCATAGACGGCAGCGAAACGCGCGCGCCCTGTTAGCGTTGGTGGCATGGAACCAGATGCCCTGCGCGATCAGATCGAAGCTACGGCGGCTGCGCCGAAGCGCGTGCGCACCGATGCGGGCGAAGTTGAAACCCGCGACCTTTCGCAACTGATCGAGGCGGATAAGTATCTGGCCGCAGCCCGCGCGGCGAAAAGCCGTTACGGCGGTTTGCGGATCACGAAACTGATTCCGCCTGGAACGATCTAGTGGGATTCATCGAGCGTTTTTTCGGCGGGAAGCGTGAACCGCGCAGCCGTGCCGCTGCGCCGGTGAGCATTCGCGCCCGCTACGATGCCGCGGAATCAGGCGACGATCGCCGCCATTGGGCAGCCGCGGATGCGTTTTCGCAGGATGCCGCCCTGGCGCCTACGATCCGCCGCACGATCCGCAACCGCGCACGATACGAACGGCAAAACAATTCGTACCTTTCTGGCATTGCTGAAACGGTCGCAAATGATCTGATCGGCACGGGGCCGCGGTTGCAGCTATCGACCGGCAGCGCAGACGCTGACCGCGAAATCGAACGCGGTTTCTTCGATTGGTCATGGCGCGTTCATCTGGCAAGCAAACTGCGCACTATGCGGCAGTCGAAAATGATCGACGGCGAAGCATTCGCCGTTATGTTTTCGAACCCCGCTCTAGACGGTGTGCAACTCGATCTAAGGCTCGTGGAGTGCGATCAAGTTTCAACCCCTACCGGGGTTTATAACGCCGATCAAACCCCCGAAGGGTCGATCGTAGACGGCATGGAATTTGATGCCGTGGGCAATGTTGTCGCGTACAAAATCCTAAAAAATCATCCCGGCAGTAACTTCCGTTTCAACTTCGCCTACGATCGCGTATCGTCCGCGAACGTGTTTCATTGGTTCACGGCGTTTCGCCCCGCGCAGCATCGCGGAGTAAGCGAGGTTGCGCCTTGCCTACGGCTGTTCGCTGATCTGCGGCGCTATACGGCAGCCGTAATTGCCGCAGCTGAAACCGCTGCGGATTTTGCGGCATTTTTGCATAGCAATTCGCCAGCCGCGGAAGTTGATTCGATCGATGCATTCCAGAGTATGGATATCGAAAAGCGGTCGCTTGTGACGCTGCCCGAAGGCTGGGATATTTCGCAACTCCGCGCGGAACAGCCAACCGCGAACTTCGGGGATTTCCGCCGCAACATCATTTCGGAAATCGGAAGATGCTTGCAAATCCCATACAACATCGCGGCGCTCGATAGCAGCAACCACAATTACGCATCGGGACGCATGGATGCGCAACTCTATCACGCAAACCAGCGCGTTACCCGCGACGAAATCGAACGATCGATTTTGGATCGTCTGTTCGCCGCTTGGTGCGATGAAGCGGTTTTGATCGGCGCGATTCCCGGCGGCATTGGCCCGATGAATGAATGGGATTGGGCCTGGACTTGGGACGGGCGCGAACACGTTGATCCTGCGAAGGAAGCAAGCGCCGCAGAAATTCGGTTGCGCACTTACACGACAACGCTTGCCAGCGAATACGCGCGGCAGGGCAAATCGTGGGAAGCGGAATTGCGGCAGCGCGCCGCGGAACTGGCGTTGATCAAGGAACTGGGGTTGCCGCCCGCCGTCGATCCGATGGCACCGCAGCAACCGCAGGCGCGGCAACAGCCATCCGATGCGGTCTATCACGACACGGGCGAATCGGATTAGCGGCGATAGGCTCGAGCCGTGTTTTTAGGTGTTTTCGAATGTTCAGCATCGACACAACCGAAGATGAAATCGAACTGGTGGAATTCCTGTGAACACGCTCGCGCTCGCTTCTGATGTGCAGTTCCTCGCCGCCGCTGACGGGCAGTCCGAAGCGGGGCCGATGCGCTTTACGATCGAGGCATACACCGGCGCCGCCATCCGGCAAAGTTGGTCGCGCGAACCGATCGTTATTGATCTGCAAGGAATGGAGTTGCGCCAGAAACTTCCGATCGTGATGGGACACGATTATTCGATCGGCTCGATCGTCGGGCAGACCACTAGCGTGCGCGTGGAAGGCGGAAAGCTGTTGGTTGATGCCGAAGTTTTTGCCAGCGGCGACGTTGCCAAGCGCGTTAGGGAACTGGCTGCCAGCGGCTACCCGTGGCAGGCGAGCGTGGGCGCTGATGTGCGCCGCCACCAGAAGATCGACGCGGAACAGACCGCGACCGTCAACGGGCAGATGTTTCAAGGCCCGATCCGAATCGTAAAGGCTTCCAGTTTGCGGGAAGTTAGTTTTGTCGTTTTGGGTGCGGATGCAAACACGCACGTTTCAATCGCCGCCGAAGAATCGGCGGAACCGGAGGAAATCACTATGGCGAACAACGCCAGCGAATCCCCCGCGGTCGAGCCGGAATCGGCCCCGCCCGCGGAAATCACGGCGGCTGTCGCCGTGGATGCTCCCCAGACCGACAACACCCCCAGCGACGATACCGCATCCGTTATCGCCGCGCTGACGCAGAAAGTGGAAACGATGGAAAAGCTGATCGCGACCCGCGACAACCGCGGCCCCGCCATTCACGTTGCGGAGAAGGCCAGCGGCGCCAACGTGATCGAGGCGGCGCTGTGTCTCCAGGCTGGTTTGCCGCAACCGGAAAAGTTCTTCGATGATCGCACGATCGAGGCGGGAGAGAAGGCCAAGCGCAACGTGTCGCTTACGGATGCGTTTGTCGAGGCTGCCGTCGCCAACGGCTACGATGGGCATCGCAAGGTTTCGACGGGAACGCTTCCCGCGATCATCAAGGCTGCGTTTTCGACGTATGACATTTCCAATCTGTTGTCGAACGTCGCGAACAAGTTCCTTCTGGCTGGGTTCAACGCTGTGGAAAGCTCCTGGAGCGAGATTTCGAACATCCGCAGCGTGAACAACTTCAAGGGGGTGAACCTGTTCCGCCTTAACGGTTCGTTCAAATTCTCCCGCGTGGGCAACGGCGGCGAACTTCGCAGCGCCGCTGGCACCGATGAGAAGCGCACCGTGAACGCTGACGAATACGGCGTTTCTACGGTGATTACGCGGGTTGATCTGATCAATGATGATTTGTCGGCGTTGTCGCAGGTGACGCAGCGAATCGGTCGCGGCGCCATGCTGTCGGTTAATGAAGTTGTTTGGGGCGAATTCCAGAGCGGAAACGCTTCGTTCTACGCGAAGGCAACCGCCGGTTCCGGCAATGCCTTTTCGATGGCTTCGCTCAAGGCCGCAACTACCGGCTATCGGAAGTTGAACGATCGCGACGGTAATCCGCTTGGGATCACGCCCCGCGTTCTTCTGGTGCCGCCCGATCTGGAACTGGCTGCCCATGAAATCATGTCTTCTTCGCTGATGATTTCCGGCAGCGGTGCGGCGCAGGGCAACGCGAATATCCTGGCTGGTCGATACCGCGTTGTTACTTCGGCCTATCTGACCAGCGCTACTACTTGGTGGCTGTGTTCGGATGCCGCCGATCTGGCGCCGATGGAGGTTGTCTTTCTTAACGGCCAGATGGGGCCGACGATCGAGCAAGTTGTACCGGACTACAACACATTGGGCATCGGCCTCCGCGGCACCCTCGATTTCGGGTGTGCGAAGGGCGAAGACCTCGCCGCCTACCGCATGGCGGTTTCGTGAGTTAGTGCGGAAACGCATCAATCCCCCCTCCGCGGCATCGGGCCGCGGAGGGGGTTACGCAACATTCCTAGGGGCCGGTTTACCGGCTAGAAAACGGGGTTAAAGAATCATGGCAGTTGCTTCCTATCTCTACGATGGCGATCGGGTGTATCACACCAGCGGCAGCGATGTTCCGGTTGGAACGGTGTTGCTGATTGGCGACACGGTTTCGGTGGCCGATCGTCCGCTGGTCGCGAATGTCCTGGGCAGCGTTGCTGTCGAAGGCATTTTTTCGATGCCGAAGGCCGCGGAAGCGATTTCGCTGGGGGTTGTCGTCTACTGGGACAACACGAACGGCGTTATCACAACGACGGCGACGAACAACAAGCGGGCGGGCAAGAGCGCTTCCGCTGCCGCGTCTGGCGATGCGACGGTTCATGTAAACCTGAACGTCGGTTGATCGCACGATCGTTCGATTCACACCGCAAGCCCAGCGGGCGCGCGCAACATAGCGCGCCCGCTGCGGTGTGCGGGGCTACGGATGTAGGGGCTGCGCAATGAGCGATCTAATCCGCGATGGCGCAGCCTTCCTGGCCGATGCGTTGCGTTCATCGGCGGGAACCGCTGTTGTCTATTCGCGCGGTGCATCTTCGCAGACCGTGATAGCTACGATCGGTAAATCGATTTTTGAATCGCAGGATGCCAGCGGTGTAGTCGAAACGTGGGAAAGCCGCGATTTCATCGTGCGGCTTTCTGATCTGCCTTTTGGCGAACCGCAGCGGAACGATCGCATAACCGAAACGATTGGGGGTTCCTCGATCGTGTATGCGGTTTCTGCGCCCCGTGGCGTTCCCCTTTTCCATTACGCGGATGCCTTCGGGCAATCAGCAAAAATTCACGCAAAGCGGATCGATTAGCCATGCCGTTTTATTCGCTTCCATCTGGTTCCGGTTCCGGCGGCGCGCCTACGTTGTCCGGTTCCGGCGCGCCTAGCAACGCAATTGGGAACAACGGTCAGCTATATATCGACACTGTTTCCAAAACGCTTTACGGGCCGAAAACTGCTGGTGAATGGGGAACAGGCATCCCCCTCACAGGGGCAACGTGGGCCGAAGTTACTGAAAAGCCATCGAGTTTCCCGCCTTCGGCGCATACGCACGACATTTCAGACGTTACCGCGCTGCAAACCGCGCTAGATGGCAAGGCAGCTACAACGCACACCCATGCCATAGCAGACGTTACCAGCCTGCAAACGGCGCTGAACGGTAAAGCGGCAACGTCGCACAGCCATGCGATATCGGACGTTAGCGGACTGCAATCAACCCTGGATGGCAAGCAAGCTGCCGGAAGTTATTCGGCGGCAACGCATACCCATGCGATTGCAGACGTTACGGGTTTGCAAACGGCGCTGGATGGCAAAGCTGGCACATCGCACACCCACACCATTTCGAACGTAACTGGATTGCAGACCGCCCTAGACGGCAAGCAAGCCGCGGGCAGTTATGCGGCGGCTGTTCATACCCATTCCATCGCAGACGTTAGCGGACTGCAAACGTCGCTGAACGGAAAAGCGGCGGCTTCCCATACGCATTCCATTTCGGACGTTACGGGCCTGCAAACTGCGATGGACGGGAAACAGGTCGCCGGGAGTTACGCGGCGGCATCCCATACGCATTCGATTACGGAGGTTAGCGGGCTGCAAACTGCGCTGAATGGAAAGCAAGCCAGCGGGGACTATGCCGCGGCAACGCATACGCACATCATCGCGGACGTTACGGGGCTGCAAACCGCATTAGACGGGAAACAGCCTGCCGGAAGCTATGCCAGCGCTTCCCACACCCATTCCATCGCAGACGTTACGGGGCTGCAAACGGCGCTGGATGGCAAGGCTGGCACATCCCATACGCACACCATTTCGAACGTAACCGGATTGCAGACCGCCCTAGACGGCAAGCAAGCCGCGGGCAGTTATGCAACGCTGGTAGACGGGAAAATCCCGCTGGCGCAAATACCATCGGGAATTAGTAGCGGATCATCGATTGCGACAACGGACGATCTTTCAGAAGGATCGTCGCATCTTTATTTTACATCGTCGCGCGCCCTGGCTGCGATCCCTACCGCAACCGATTCCGTTGCCGGTCTGGTGAAAGTTGGCAGCGGGCTACAGATTTCCGGCGGGATTCTGTCGGCATCAAATTCTGGAGGCGGCGGCGGGTTGTCATGGTCAAGCGTACCGAATTCTGCCACGGCAAGCGGCACGGCTGGGCAACTCGCATATGACGATGGCGGATACCTATACGTTTGTACCGCGGCAAACACTTGGAAAAGGGTTGCGCTATCGAGTTGGGCCACGCCAGTCATCTCAATTTCAGCCCAGCCGTCAAATCAAACGGCGTCTTCAGGATCGGCTACGTTCTCTTTAACGGCATCTGTAACGTTGGGAGGCAGCCTCACATATCAGTGGCAAAAAAGCACAGACGGCGGCAACACCTGGGCGAACGTCAGCGGCGCAACGTCTTCTTCGCTGGCGCTTACTTCGCAGACCACAGCCAACAACAACAATCAATACCGCGTTATGGTGACAAGCACCGGCGCAACCAGCGTGACCAGCAACGCGGCCACGCTGACGGTAGCCGCCTCATTTGCGCAGACCGCAGTTATTCTAACGTCAGGGCAGACATACCAAGTGCCATCGGGTGCGCAGACGATGAAAATTTGGGCGATTGGGGCTGGAGGCGCGAGCGGAGCGCCTGGTGGAGCGGCTGGCGGATGTGTGTATAGAACTTTTAATGTGACCGGCGGTTGGTCGGTTACTTGCGCAGTTGGCGCGCGCCCCGCTGGATCGACAGGCGTCGGCGGAGATACCACAGTTACATTTCTGGGGTTTACGTTACGCGCCTACGGCGGCAGCTACAACACGGGGGGCGGATACTCAGGGGGAGATGGAGGCGCGACGGGCGGGGCGTCGGTTGGTGACGTTGGGTCAGAAAACGTGACCGGAGGTGCAGTAGGTGGTAATGCCGCATCGATCGCGTCGTGCGGCAGACGGCCAGCAACTGACGTTTCCGGCCTTCTCGCAGCCGTCGCTCTGGCTAACGGAAAAACCACCGAAGATTGCGGCGACATTGGCGCATTTGGTTCTGGCGCCGCTTATCACAAATTTTCAGCGTCAAAACAGGCTGGATACGGCGGCGGCTCTGGATATTATCAAGCCCAATCCGGCGGGCAGCGATCCTGGGCGGGAGATGGGGCTGTAGTGTTGCTGTTTTCGTGAGGTGAGATATGGGAAATGTAATGCGAATGCCAAGCGGCGTCGGCGTGATTTTAACGCCGCGCAGCGGAAGCCATTCGCTTGCCGCTGCCGCTTTGCAGGCTCATTGGCCTGACGCTTTTGCCGAATGGGTAGCATCCGGCTGCGAGGGGCATCCGGCTGCGTTTCTGCCCTGCGATGAAAATTTTTGCGGGCAGGAAGACCTTGCAATTGTCGTGCGCAACCCAGTGGAGCGGTTCCGATCCATGTGCGCACATCGGCCAGAGCGCACCGTCGAAGAGCATCTGGCAAGCCCTGTTTACGGGCCGTTGCCGCAAGGAAAGTTTTCCCGCACATTCCTATTCGAGTCAGGTCTGGACGCTGTAGCCGAATATCTCGCGCTGCCATTGCCTATGATTCATCTTGACGCTACTGACGAGGCAAAGAAACCAACGCTTACGGTCGCACAACAATCGCGGGTGCGCGATATGTATGCGATGGATATAGCGCTGTGGGAATCCATCGGCGGCGCATAATCAATCAGCACATTCAATGGTGCGCAGTGCCTAGTTTTATCCGCGGACTATCTGACGCTGTAGCCAATAGCCTTTCGGCTATTTCCTGGCCTGTTGCTGGCACAACCGTAGAACGTCGAAACTGGGCTGCCGTCGATCTTCTGGAACTGGAATCGCCGGTAATCCTTGTGGCTCCCGGTAGCGTTGAAGTGTCGCGCGTTGGCAGGCTGGTTTCGCAGATCGACTACACGGTTAACGTGTTCGTTGGCATGCGCTGCAACGATGATGCAGCGATCGATTCAACGATCGATCTTGCCGATTCTGTTGCGCTTCACATTCGCGCCCATGATTGGCCGGAATACGTTTCGTGGCCCGAAGGCGCAACGTCGCCTAATGCCGTGTCGATCGATATCGATCCCGAAAGCGGACTGAATGAACGGAACGTATGGCGGGCAATGATTTCCGCAACGTATCGGATTATCGAGGCGGATCGGCTACCGGAGTAGCGCAGCCATGATTCCGGTTGTTGTCGATAAATCATTTTGGCCGCGATCCGCTGGCGGAACCGGCGGGCGCATCCAGACAAAACTAGAATTACGCATTAAAAAGGGGTTTTTCGATCAAGCCCGCGTAAAGCGGATGCTCGATGCGGCAAACCAGCGCGGGCTAGAGAAGGCGGCGGATCGTATCTGGGAAGCCGCGAAGCGCGGCATTGGCAGGGCGCCGAAGCGAACGAAGAAATGGGAACGCGCTGCCGGGGTTAACGATCTGGTCGAAATCCGCGGCGGTCTATACCGCGACGTTACGCAAGCAAATAGCGGGCAACCCCGCCCGCCTGGGCAGCCGGTGAAATCGTGGGGGCCGAAAAGGCTACTCTACAAATCATTGCGGCGCTATTACCAGCATTCGAGCCGATCCGCCATTATCGGCCCCGCGTTTATCCCGTGGCTTGTGCAGCTACACGAATTCGGCGGCAACCTAACGATGCGCGCCTATGGTCTGGCAACGAAACAGGCGCGGATAGCCAAGCGGCAGCGGGATCAAGCCGGTCGATCCGGCGGGGGCCGGGATACCCGCGGGCGATTCACAAAAGGCAAGCGGCGCGACGGGATCGCGACGTTCGCGAACGGGATGCCGAAAACCGGGGTTCTGTTGTGGTCGAGCCGTGCCATCCGCACGGGGCGGCTATGGACTGATTTACATATGCGGCGGCGGGCGCATTACCCGGCGCGGCCCTACATGGGATCGCAGGCAGTTCAGACGGCAAAAGCCAAGATTGCCGCGCAATTCCGCGACACGATCCGCGGCCCCGGAATCTGAATGCCATAGACGGCATTGCGCCGCAACGGCGGGGGTAATCTAGGTTCATTCACGGCAACGGGAGAAAATCTAGTGCCATACGCATTCGGGATTCAACTGGGAAAAGATGTGGAGATTACGGGCATTGCTAATGCCCGATCTTGCACGATTTCCAACAGCGCTAACGAAATCGACGTTACGAAATTTGGCGACACTTCGCGCAAATTCCGTAAGGGATTGATCGAGCAAACCGCAGAAGTTGAGTGCGTTGACGATCCTGGCGTGGAAGCTGGCGACGTTTTTTCGTTGGCTGGCACGAACACGGGTAACGCTGTTTACATCGTCACCAGCGTGAAGCGCGACGAGCCGCTCGATGGCATTGTTACCTACACCGTTTCGGCTACGCGCACGCTCGACTAACCGCATCAAAAGGGGATTACCGCATGTCTATTTCGCTGGGCAAGGATCAGAGCGCGCCACCAGTTGGCGCAGGAATCATTTCCGCTTCGTACACCGAAGAGCGCGAAGTTGTTGACGTTTCAAACCGCAGCAACATCGGCGGCGCCGCTGGCGGGCCGGGGTATAAGGCGAACCTTGGCGGTTTCTCTACGAAAACGTGGGAAATCGAGTGTCACGATGCATCCGGTTTGATCGCTGCCCTGCAAGCCGCGCCGAATTCTGGCGATTGGGCGGTAATGAGCGTTTCAGAGAACATCGCAGTTGATGGGGCCGTTACATATAACGTGACCATTAAACAGGCTTAATCCGTGGCGATCGTTCTAGGGAAAGATTGCACAGTGTCGGTAGGCGGCACGATCGCAAGCGCGCGCAACGTATCCTTTTCCGCATCCGTTCGCACGATTGACGTTAACGAATTCGGTTCGCGTTACCAGACGGTATACCCTACGGGGTATGAAATGTCTGCGCAGATCGAGTTTAACGATAGCGCCGACATTGGATCGGTAATGGGTTGGATTGAATCGGGAACGTGCGTTACAGTTTCCGGCGGCGCTGCCGGATGGAGTTTTCCGGCAATCATCACATCGTTTTCAGAATCCGATCCGCTCGATTCCGCCGTGGCGTTTAGCGTAGAAGCCAAAATGACTAAGCAAGGATTGCGATAATGGCAAGAGAATTTCGCGACGATCAAGGGCGCCCCTGGACGGTGGCGCTAACGTGCGAAGCCGCGAAGCGCGTTAAGGGGCTGGTTACCGTTGTAAACGAAGAGGGCGCAACCGTTCCTTTTGATCTGGTAGATACCGCGACGATTAACCAGACCATCACGGTTCTGCGGTCGCAGTATCTGACGATCGGTGAAACGCTGTGCGCGATCCTATCGCGGCAGATCGAGGATCGAGGGTTAACGCGGGAACAGTTCCTAGAAGGTTTGCGCGGCGATGCCCTGGACGATGCGGCAAAAGCCGTAGAAGAGGAACTGATAAATTTTTTCCCGAAGCGCCTTCGCCGGATGATCGGTCTGATCGCGTCCAAAATGGACGAAGTATCGACAACGATGATGGCGAAGGCGGAAGCGCAGTTGGAAGCGGTAACGGTGGAAAGCCTTCTCGCATCTGGCGCGCCATCTACGAAGCTGCCGGAATCATTGGATGCGATCCCAGCAACTGGACTTACAGAGAGTTAGCAATAGCCCGCGATGCGCGGCTAGAGGCGGATTGGTGGCACACCGCTAATTTGATGTGTCAGTTTTACAACGCCAACAGACCTAGCAGTAAACCGGCAGCCGATCCCCACAAATTCCATCCGTTCGCCAGTAGGCGAAAACCGAAGGCACGGCAAGCAACCCCAGCGGAAATAGCCGCGCTATTCGGAAAAAAGGTTGGAACAAATGAGCGCGAGTAGGGTACGGCAGGGGCAAGTCTACGTTGAAATCGGTGCCGATCCGCGCAAGTTCTTTTCGGCGCTGAATCGCGTCCAGGCGCGAATCGGATCGCTGGGCCGGTCGCTCGCCTCCGCTGGCGGAAGCATCGGCGGCATAGGCATGGGGTTGGCCGCGCCTTTCGTGGCTAGCGTTTCCGCCGGTGCGAAGTTTCAAGATACCCTGTTGAACATTCGCGCATCGACCGGCGCCACAGAAGCCGAATTAAAGGCTGTTCGTGAATCCGCCATGCAAATGTCGCAGGCGCTGGGGGTTGGGCCGACAGAAGCGGCTACGGCGTTTCTGGAACTGATGAAAGCGGGAATGGGCCTAGAAACGGTTCTAGGCGGCGCTGGTCAGGCTGCGATCGAATTTGCGGCAGTGGGCCAAATGGGCGTTGCCCAGGCTGCGGTAGTCATGTCGGATGCCATGAACGTGTTCGGCGTTAGCGCCGAAACTGCATCTAACGCAATCAGCGCCGCGGCGGATGCGTCTAGTACCTCGATCGAGCAAATGGCCCAATCGTTTTCGATGGCTTCCGCCGTTGCTGGTCTGGCGAATCAATCCATAGGCGATCTGTCGGCTGCGCTGGCGATTCTGGCAAACAACGGCATTAAGGGAAGCGATGCCGGAACCTCGATTAAAACGATGCTGTTGCGCCTGATGGCGCCTGCGGATGATGCCGTAGCGGCAATGGCGCAGATCGGCCTTACGGTCGATTCGTTCCGCGGCGCCGATGGCAAGGTTCGCCCGATGGTGGAAATCATCCGCACGCTCAACAAAGCGATGGCGGGTATGGATCAGGCGGCGAAAGATGATGTGTTCCGGCGCATCTTCGGCGCGGATGCAATTCGCGCCGCCGCAATCCTCACATCTGCCGGGGTAGCTGGCTTCGATGCCATGACTCAATCTATGGATGGCGCCCTGCCCGTAAGCGAGAAATACAAAACGCTTATGTCTGGCATTACCGGCGGAATGAAAGCGCTAGTTGCATCGCTGGAACGGATGGCAATTGCGATTACCGATGCGGTTGGAGGATCAATCGCCGCTGTTCTTCCGGTAATCACGGCGTTTGTGGGTGGCATTACGCGGCTAATCAATCGCAACAAAGAAACCGCCGCAAAGTTTTTTAAGCTGACGGCAGCCGCAATCGCAACTGGCGGGGCGTTAATCGGTTTGGGTGTAACGCTGCAAGTTGTCGCTTTCGCGCTGGGCGGTCTGGTTACGGCTGCCGCCATCGCTTTGTCGCCGCTGGCGCTTGTCGGCGGCGCGGCGCTGTTCGTGGGATCGTGTTTTACAGCGGTAATTCCTGGCGTTATTTCCCTCGCCTATGCGGCGGGAACGGCAATCGTGGCGTTAGGTTCTGTGGCCGTTCCAGCGATGGCGGCTGTAGGGGCTGCCGTCGCAACTGCAATGGCTGGGGCATCCGTTGCCATTGCCGGTTTCGGCGCTTCGGCGCTGCCACCCATTTTGCGATTCGGAACGGCGTTGCGTGGGGTTTTCCGGTCGCAATATCTGATCGCGCGGTCTGTCGGGCAATCAATGGCACAGGCTGTGGTTACGGCGTTTGGGAAAATGCTGTTGTCGATCGGCCCGATTCGGACTGCGTTCAATGGTCTATCATCGCTTGCCGTGGCGATCGGTTCGGATATCGTGAAAGCGCTATCGCCCATCACAACGGCAGCCGCGCCGATCGCCGGTAGATTCGTCGCCGCCGGTCGCGCCGCGATGGAGTGGGCCGCGGCTACGGCGACCGCTGCGACAACCTACATGGCATCGATCGGTTCCGCCATCGCGGCGACGGTTACCGCACGCGCCAAAATGGTTGCGTCCTATGCCGGTCAGATGATCGCGCCGGTAGTGGAGTGGGCAAAGCGAACAGCCGCCAGCGCCGCCGCATACGTTTCATCGCTGGCGGCGGCTGCGGCTGCCACGGTAGTTAGCGCCGCCACAATGGCGGGCGCCATGCTGACCAGCGCCGCCCCAGCTACGGCAGCCTGGGTAGCGGGGGCCGCGGTTTCCGTATACCGCTATATCGCATCGATTGCGCAGGCAGCCGCCGCGACCGTCGCAAACGCGGCGCGGATCGCCATTGCGTGGGTTGCCAGCGGAATGCCTGGGCTATGGGCGTTTGCTAGCGGGGCAATGGCGGCAATTGGCAGCTACATGGGAAGCGTAGCGATGGCGGTTGCGTCAAGCGTAGCCGGTGCCGCGGCAATTGCTGCGGCATGGCTGGCGCCCCTGGCGCCCGTTGTCGCGATGGGCGCAGCCGTTGCGGTTGCGGGAGCCGTCGCGTATTCCTTTGGCGGAAAGATCAAGGGCGCGCTTAACGGTGTAGGCGAACTGGCATCGACCGCAGGCGCGTCTATCGGAACGGCGTTTAGCGGAATTGCCGCCGATGCCGGGGTAGTGTTTTCCGATTTGTACGGCATCGCTGAAACGACGTTTAGCGGCATCAGCGATGCGATCATGTCGGGCGATTTGATGGGCGCGATGGATATTCTGTGGGCCGGTCTGATCGCGGGATGGTTGCGCGGCACAGAAGCCATCATGTCTTATGTCGTTTCCTGGGTAACGACGATCCAGAATGCGTTTACCGATATGGGAACAGGCATCGCAATTCTGTGGGAACAGATGTGGACTGCCCTAACAAC